GACAGAGAAAAAAATTGCACTAGTTAAGAATGAAGCCATTGGAAAACTCGCATTAGAAATGGGTTTACAAAAATTTTATATTATTTCAAAACATGCCGAGGAAAAGAAAACAAGAACAAATTTAAAAAAACTAGGATGTTTATTTGAATCATTTATTGGTGCTTTGTTTTTAGATTTTAATAAGATTGAAGTAACTGACGATGAAGGGTGGTTTAAAAATGTGTTTGTAACAGGTCCTGGATTTCAAATGGCGCAAATTTTTGTAGAGGGCGTGTTTGAAAAGCATGTGGATTGGGTAAAACTAATTCAAGATGATGATAATTATAAAAATATTTTACAAGTAAAGATTCAAAAAGAGTTCAAGGACACTCCACATTATATTGAAATTAATCACAGTGATGACATCGGGTATGAAATGGGTGTTTATCTGTGTTTAGGACAAAAAATTCACCAAGTTTCTAAAGAAAGTGCAATTAATTACTCACATATTGGTTCTTTCAAAAAGATCCAAGATATTATGGAAGAAAAGCAAAAAATATTTGTATTTCTTGGTAAAGGTACTCATAAAATTAAAAGAAAGGCAGAACAAATGGCTTGTGAACAAACATTGAAAATGTTAGAATAATAAGTATATTATTCTTTTTTTATGTATTTATTTAATATAGATGTCTATGAGTGTTTTAGAAAAATTAAGAGTTAAACCAAATCCAAAGAAGATAGAACAAATAATGGTTAAAATTGCTCAACCTATACAAGATGAACCTGTTGATATTCAAACCAAAATAGTTGATAAAACAAAGGATAATTTAATTGATCGAGATGTATTTATTACAAAACTTAATACATATGTTTCTTTAAAGATTCCTAAAGAAAGAGCACCAACACCTATTACTGTACCTGCTAAGAAAGCAAAAAAAATTTCAAAGAAAATAAAGCTGGTTTCTGATGGGACAAAATTGACTAAAGAATCATCTGGGTCAAAAGAACCTGTAAAACGAAAAACAACAAAACCCGATATGACTGTTATTAGTGATGATATTGACATGGACCAATTATTAGGTGATGCTAAATTAGTTACTAGATTACCCACTAAAGATAAAAAAGTATTATATAGAGCAAATTCTTACTACATGAACAATCGGGAAGTATTTGTTAATTTTATTAACAAGCTTTTTAAACCATTCAAAGAAGATTTTGAATCATTACAATCAACTATATCGTGTGATAGACCAAAGGATGCTGCCTTTTCATTATTGACACATCAAAAGGTAGTTAGAGATTATTTAAATTTATACACACCTTATCGAGGATTATTATTATATCACGGGTTAGGTAGTGGTAAAACGTGTAGTTCCATTGCTATTGCTGAGGGTATGAAAACGGATAAACAAATTATTGTAATGACACCTGCTTCACTTAGAATGAATTATTTACAAGAGTTGAAATCTTGCGGTGATTTAATATACAAAACAAATCAATACTGGGAATTTATTTCTACTGGGGATAAAAAGAATCCCAATGACGGTATTATCAATACTTTATCTAGTGTTTTAAGTTTATCAAAAGATTATATTCAAAAACATGGAGGTGCTTGGTTAGTTAATGTTAAGAAATCATCCAATTTTGGAGAATTATCAGCAGATCAAAAAAAAAGCCTGGACTTACAAATTAACGAAATGATTACAAACAAATACAGATTTATTAACTATAATGGGCTTAGAAATAGCCATTTAAAAGATTTGACGAGAGATTATACTATAAATCCTTTTGATAATAAAGTAGTTATTGTTGACGAAGCACATAATCTCATCAGCCGAATTGTAAACAAGATTAAACGTCCTGAATCCCTTTCTATGAGAATGTATGAATATTTAATGAGTGCAGAAAATTGTAAAATCGTATTGCTTACAGGCACACCTATTATAAATTATCCAAATGAAATAGCTATTTTATTCAATATTTTACGTGGATATATTAAGACATGGTCTTTCCCAGTAAATATTAAATCTGCTAAAAAAATTAACAAGGATGAAATGATTAATATATTCAAGGATTTTCAAATATTGGATTTTATGGATTATAAACCTTCTTCTAAAATACTTACTGTCACTAGAAATCCTTTTGGATTTATTAACATCAATAAAGATGGTACATATAAAGGTGTTACAAATTTCAAGGTTAACAGCAAGGGTAATTTATCTGATGACGATTTTGTGAGACTTATTTCTGCTATTCTAAAACAAAATAATATTGAAGTTAGTGTTTCTAGTATTCAAGTAGAAAATTTCAAGGCCTTACCTGATAATATTGACTCTTTTCAAAATTTTTTCATTGACTCTACAACAAAACAAATCAAAAATGATGGACTATTCAAGCGACGTATTCTCGGTTTAACTTCATATTTCAAAAGTGCTCAAGAACAACTAATGCCTGAATACAATAAGGATACAGACTTTAAAGTAATTAAACTTCCGATGAGTGATTATCAATTTGGTATATACGAACAAGCCAGAATAGAAGAGAGAAAACTTGAAAAATCGAATAAAAAACCCAAAAAACCTGGTGTAGACGGTGATCTTTTTAAAGATTCTGTATCAACATACCGTATTTTTTCCAGAGCATTTTGTAATTTTGTATTTCCAAGTGAAAATCCTAGACCATTCCCTAATTCAGATAAGGGATTGAATGGTATAACTGAATCTATGGATGAAGATATATTAGATGCTGTTGTAGTGAAAGATAAGATTAATAATCCAGATGGATTATATGGTGCGGATGATATTGAACTATTAGAATCTGAAGCTAAGAATGACCAAGATGAAACATATGATCAACGAATCAAGGATAGTCTGACATTTTTAAAAGATAATTCTGCTAAATTTTTATCACCTAAAGGGCTTGAAACATTAAGTCCTAAATTTTTAGCTACATTAGAAAATATACAAGATCCTGAATTTAAAGGACTTCATCTTATTTATACACAATTCAGAACCATTGAAGGTGTCGGTATTTTAAAACTTATACTTGAAGCAAATGGATTCACTCAATTTAAAATAAAAAAGAATGATGCTGGTTTATGGGCATTAAATATACCCGAGTCAGACCAGGGTAAACCTACATTCGCACTATATACAGGTACTGAAGATGCTGAAGAAAAGGAAATTATTCGTAATATTTATAACGGTGACTGGGATCAGATTCCTGATTCAATTAAAACGGATTTATTGCCCATTTCTACAAATAATCTATATGGCGAAATTATAAAAGTGCTAATGATTACTGCTTCGGGTGCTGAGGGTATTTCGTTGAAAAATACCAGATATGTTCATATTATGGAGCCATATTGGCATCCTGTTAGAATTGAACAAGTTATAGGTAGAGCTAGAAGAATTTGTAGTCATCAAAACTTGCCAATCGAACTTAGAACTGTCAATGTATTTTTATATTTGATGGAATTTACAGAGAGTCAATTAGAAGGTGAAAATGCCCGTGAACTAAAACTAAAGGATGTAAGTAAATTAAACGACGCCATACCTGTTTCTAGTGATGAAGCATTATATGAAATATCTACTATTAAAGAAGAAATATCTAAACAAATATTGAATGCGGTGAAGGAATCGTCTATGGATTGTGCTGTATATAATAAGCCTGGTCAAAAAGACTCTGTTAAATGCTTTACTTTTGGAAAAGCAAGTCCTAGCTCATATTCATTCAAGCCATCTATTTCCAATGAAGAATCAGATACAGTTACACAAGTAAACAAGGAAAAAATTTCTTGGAAAGCAGAAGAAATAAAAATACCTATTAATGGAGTTAAAAAATCATTCGCACTGTATAAGGCAAGACTTGAGGTTTATGATTTGGAAAGTTATAATGATGCAGTTAAATATGGAACAGACCCTATATTAATCGGTAGACTAATAAAAAAACCTGATGGAAAGGTTAAATTTGTTCAAGTTTAAATTTGTTCAAGTTTAAATTTGTTCAAGTTTAAATAATTTATAAAATAATATTTTTATAAATTATTACTGTTGATTATTCTGTTTTTTCAAAAAATCCATTAATAATAATTTCCAATATCTTGGGTTAGGTGAATTACGTCTATCATGATCACCAATATTCATTTCTCTTACTCGTCGCTTAATGGTTGGTTTCTTTTCTGGTTTCTTTTCTGGTTTCTTTTCTGATTCTTCATCATCCATTTTTATAGATTCAATACTTCCAATACTTCCAATACTCCATGATCTGGAATCTCTACTGTTACATCTATCTTTGAGATCAAAACTATTCTTCCGATTAGACATTAATATTGTTATTATAATACTATATTTTATTTAATAATATATTTAAACGTTTTTTTACTTCAATATTTTCTGCTATTAATGAGTCTTGTTTTCTTATTAAATGTTCTATTTCTTCCTTTATCGAAAAACTACTATGATCTATATCTATATCTATATCTATATCTATTGTTGGTTTCCTTTTTATTTTCTTAAATAAATCTTGTATATTTGGTATTGGTTTTACTGATACATCTGTATTTATATTATCTTCAGTTATTTCCTCAGATATATTTGTTTTAAATGACACTCGCTTATCTTCCTCATCTAACTCTATATTTTTTATTATTGTATTAGAATTATTATTACTTAACCATTTCTCCCCTTCTTCAGTCAATGATGGAACATCTAATTCTCTCTCTCTCGTTGCCATACGCTCTGCAATTAATCTATCCATATCATTTCCTATTGGTTTATCATCATCGTCAGTAGAATCCGCAAAATTTATTGAAGATGGTTTTTTTGGATTAATTAATGTATTCAATTCGGTTTGCTGCTCTTCAAGTTTTGCATTAAATTGTTGATTTCTTTCCTCTTTTAAATCTTCTGATTTATATACAACCTGAATCTTGGATTTTGACATAGTGGTATTTTCTGTCTTCTTTTCAAGATTCATTTTACTCATTAAATCTTCTACAGTCATTTTATTTTTTTCCATTAAATTTTTATCACCACGTCTATTAATTTCATACATTGTATTATCAAATATTGATTTTATTTTTTGAAATTTCTCACTAGGTATACCAGTGAACACGTTACTTTCTTGTAATAATCCCCACAACATTTC